CTTTCTCGACGCCTTCCTTCTCGACGCCGTCGAACGACTTGCGAGCGTGCGTCTTGATTTCGAGCACGTGCGCCTTCTTCGGGCTCTCGGGCACGCCTGCGGTGATGATGCCGTCAATCGAGCCGCTGACGTGCGAGCCGAACTCGACGCGCGTTTGCGCGGTGCCCGTTGCGCGGACCTTCATGCCGATCGCGCGCAGGTCTTCGACGACGGTCTCTTCTTCGCGGTGCCCTCGGCGGAACACGCGCAAGATGCGGCCTGGAAAGCGCTCGCGCACCGCCCATCGGAAGCCGAGCCAGAGCTTGCGCTCGCACTTCTCGCCGAGCGTGCTCGCTCCCATATGCGGGCGGAAACATTCCTCGTGCGACGAGCGCTTCGCTTCGTGCGCGGCGTCGATGAGCGCGGCGACGGTGTGCTTGGGTTCAGGAATCTTCATCGGTTTTTCTCGTTGCAAGTAACGTCGAAAGCCTTACGGCCATTGATGCGACCGTCTCCGCATTGATTTGATAGTCTTTCGCCCATGATTCAAAACGTGCAGCAATCACACCGGCATGGTGATCCATGAGAATCAGCCCCTTCGGAGGTTGTTGCAGTTTTTTAGTCTTGGCGCAGTCGTACGGCTGACAGGTCAACCATACGTTTGAGGTTTTCAAATTCTCGTCTACCCACCAAGAAACATAGGCTTTTTGTGTATTTACAATTCGGTCGCACAGGTCGCATTTGATAATTTTCATGGCTCATCTCCCGCAACAGCCTTCGCCGCTGCTCTATGTGCCGCCTTGGCGGCGTCTTCCGGGATAGCCCAGCGGCTTTTTCGATGCGCTACGGCGCAACGTGTGCAGCCGTGGAGCGGCACCTTGCGCGTCACGAGCGCGGGGTATCCGACTTCGGACGGCTGATTGCAGCGCTTGCAGACGACAGCGAAGCGCTGCCAGCGGACCTTCTCGCCTGGGTTCAGGCAGCGAATCCCGGTCCACGTCGCCGACTCGTGCGGGACCGCGATGCGCTCGCGGCGCAGGCATCCGCAGGAGCGCAGGCGATTGTGCGTCAGGTGATACGCCTTGCGATCGGTGACGAGCTGGCCGCAGTCGCAGAGCGCGACGAGCGGTGATGTCAACGTGACGAGCAGCCGCCCGAAGCGGTCGCCCACCCGAACCGGGGAGCCGCCCACAGGCGACGGCTCCCGAGTCGGCTCGCTCACTTCTTCGCCCACGGCGGCGCGGCCTTCGTCGGTGCCGCAGCCTTCGGCGGCGCGGAGCCTTCGAGGGCCTTCGCCGCTGCAACCTCGTTCGACGCTTCGTAACCGTTCGCCGCGTCGCGAATCTTAACCTTGACGCTCAGGACGCAGCCGAGGAGCTGGTCGGTGTCGCGAATCGTCTTCTTGCCGATCGCTCGCACGACCTCGGCAAGCTGCTGCCGCCCGATGGTCTCGGCAGCGGGGTTGTCGTTTTTAACGTTGTAATTTGACCAGACCTTGCGGCCTGCCGGGTCGGCGAGGGTGAATTCAACTCGGAGATACTTACCCGTGCCCGACTTCGTGTCGCGGGCCTCGACTCCCGTAATCGTGGCTGCATACCAGCCCGCCGGGATGAGGTCGTAGGAGCGGTCGGAGACAGGCACGTCAGAAGTGTCGAACGAAAATTCCATGTTACTTTTCCTTGGTCGAGATGGAGAATGATGGACGACCTGCGGTCGTCGTGATGGCCCCGAGCAGCGGGGCGGTGATGGCCTCTGCCGCGCTCTTCCACGCGGCGGCGTTGATGTCTGCTGACCACCGGAAAAGAGCGCTTAGGTGCTCACTCAAGCCGTGCTCGGCGGCGAGCTCCTGGAGCCTGTCGGCGTTCACCTTGCGATTCAGCCGCCCCACGATTTTGATGACCATGCCCTGCTCGGTTGCGGCGTTCGTGGTTCCCTCTTTGCCCTCGGGGATGGCGAGGAGCGCGAGCAGACGGTCTTCTATGGCTCGTCGTCGCTCGACGGCCTCGCCCTCGGCGGTCTTCGCTGCCGACCAGGCGGACGCGAGGGTGTCTAGTTCGTTCACTTCGCACCGCCAATCTTGCGAATCACCGCCCCAAGGTCGGGCGCTTCCCAGGCGTCGAGTCGCCCCGAGCGGTCCTTGGCGGTCCAGATGCCGTCGCCGCTCGTTTGCAGCCCTCGAACGGGCTCGCCTGATTCGGAGCGCTCAACGCGAAGCGCGAGCACCTCGTCGAAGAAGTAGGGCAGCGCTTGCCCCAGTTTTGCCCCCGGCATCGATGGCGCGTAAGCGACCTTGCCGAGTTCGTCGGCGCTCTTGTCGAGCTTCGCCGAGACGTACACGTGTCTCGGCAAGTCTCGGAACGCCCGGATGACCTCGGTCATCTGGTCGATCATCGACCCGTACGCCTGCCTCGGATCTTTAGCGGTGCGCTTCTCGGCGATGAGGCAGACCTCCGCGATTTCGCTGATTGAGTCGATGGCGATCGACTCGTACTCCCGAGCCTCGTTGCTGCCGAGCCACGAGTAAGCCTCGTGCAGGTCCGCCATCGAGGCTATCTCGATGTAGGGCAGATCGGCCCCTTGAAGGGCCAGGAGACCGCCTTCGGCGGAGAGCGTTATCGGAGTCGGCAGCGACGCGACGAGCGTCGTCTTGCCTGCCCCTGCTTGCCCGTAGCAGAGGATTTTGACCCCGCCCTGCGTGAGGCTGCTGGTGCGCTTAACGCTGATGGCCATCAGACGGCCACCCAAGCCACGTGCGCGAAGACCGAGGTCTTCGTGACGCTGCCGTCGAGGCCGACCTTCTCGACCGACTTTCGCTCGGTGAAGCTGAAGAGCGGCTGAACGCCTGCCGCCTTCAGCGCGGCGCAGAGCGGCCCCATCAGATACGGGGCACCGCCGCACATTGCGGAGGCGTAGCCCGCGGCAAGTGCCGCTAGGCCAAGCGCTCTTCCGTTAATCTCCTCGACGCTCGGAGGCGTCGAAAAGTTCAGGAGCGCGGATGCTGCCGGGTCGACGGCGGTCACGCCGACCTGTGCGTCGGTCGGCGGGTGTTGAGTAAGATTCTTGATCATCTGATTTCTCGTGCAAGCGTTCGGGAGATTCCGGGTGCTTGCACCCGAAAAGCCCGCCCTCGTGAGAGGAGCGGGCGAGAGTAGGTGGAGGCGCTGGTCAGCGCCAATCAACTGCGAGCGAGTCCTCGCCTGGTTGCGCGCCTGGCGGAAGGCTCATCACGAGCGCACCTCCGGTCGCGGTCTCAAGCACGAACGCGGTGCCCTTACCGAATGGCGCGCGCCGCACGCGCACCGTGTTCAGCGGGATTGCCTCGGCGATAAGGCCCGCTCGCAGGCTGGCAGCCTCGTCGAGTCCGTCAATGACGGTTAGCTCGTCGAGTGCCCACAGCAGCGTGCCTCGGCTCAGCGTCGTGCCGCCAAAGCTTTGCGGATCGTACGGCGGCATGTACGGCTCGATCATCACCACAGCCACGTCGTTTGCTCGATGCGCCCATGCGCGCAGAGCCGCGAAGTTTAGGCGTACTTCGCCCGTGTACTTCAACGCGGCGAAGGCTGCGGCGAAGGATGCTCCGAACGCCTCGCCGTCCGCCCACGCATGGGCGGCCCCGCCCATGACGGCCCTCACGAGATTGCTCGCACGCGCTTGATCACGCGAGGCTGAATTGCCCTCGCTGCGAGCATTGCCGCTGCTCGCTCGGAGTCTTCCGCCGCCTGCTCGGCGGCGGCGTGCGCTTGCAGCGCAGCCTCGGCTCGCTGAACTCGCTGGAAGCATTTTTCTTCTGCCGGGGTGTCCCAGCTAGCTGCCCACGCGGCATCTGCGAGCTGTACTTCGATCGAAAGGCGCAATTCTCGGTTCATCGTCGTCTCTTCCGCAACGGTTCGGGTGATTCCGGGTCGTTGCACCTCGAAAGCCCGCCCCTGGGTGGAGGGAGCGGGCTGGGGTCGGTGGAGGTGCTGGTCAGGCCCAATTCACTGCACGGTCGTACGGCACCACCTGATCGATTTTCAAATACGGGGCTTTCCCTGCTGCTTTCAGGATGAGGCCACCCTTTGACTCTTGCAGCCGCAACACAACTCTTCGGGAAGTCGATTTCGCGTCAATGACGCCCAAATGAGACTCGTTGTGGTTGTGCCCGCTGGTCAAATAAAACATGGTCTTCTCGTTCGTCTGGCCGGGTGATTCCGGGTGCTTGCACCTCAAAGGCCCGCCCCTCGGTGGAGGGAGCGGGCTGGGGTCGAGAGTCCTTGCGAGCTGCTCAGCAGCGGGCAGCGAGGTTCGTCCACGCGCTGATTGCTTGCTCGTTTGCGGCGCACCATTCTTCATTTTCTGACTCGATCCAGATGAGCGAAGCGTCCTCACGGGCTATCTCGATCGCTTCTTCCACCGTTACGTCTGCCCGGTGGTCCTCGATCGGGTCAGCGTACTTGCAGAGGAGACGCCCTGTTACGGCTGCAACCTTGATGGCCTGGGTTCCGGTGATTCTCATCGTCGTCTCGTTCGTCTCGCCGGTCGGGTGATTCCGTTTGGCTCGATGTAGAGACCCTACACGAGACCTTCCCCGGCGGCAACTAAAAAAGACAGCGGCGTGTTTTTTTTATTCCTTGCGCTGGCGACCGTGAACAATGATAGGATGCGGACGAGGAGAACTAGACCATGCTCACGCTCGAAGAAATCAAGGGAAAGCTCGCCGACCGAAGGCTCGATGCCGTCGCTCTGGCAACGGGGCTGCACGTCAATTCCATCGCTCGCATCCGAGACGGGCGGAACCGGAATCCAAAACACTCGACGCTCGCGGCTCTGAGCGCGTACTTCGAGGGTCGCCCATGAGCGCAGCAGAAATCGCGCGCGACCTCGTCGGCGTTGAACTGTTCGACCGGCTCGTTCGCAAGGGCGGCCTCGCGTCCGCGCTGCGCGCTGCCGAGGTGCGACTCTACGCCGAGCAGCATCAAGCACGCGCACGGTGGCACGCAGCGCAGGTGCAGCAGTGACCCCGCTCGAAGCGGCGCTCGCCTACGCGAG